GCCGGCTGGTCCGCTGCCGGCCAGTGCGACACCACCGGCAGCTACAGCTATGCCGACATGCAGCGCCTGCTGCTGCGCGCCATCGCCCGTGACGGCGAAGCGCTGGTCCGGCGCATCCGCGACCGCCGCCTGCCCTTCGGCTACCGCCAGCAACTGCTCGACATCGACCGCCTCGACACCAAATACAACGACGAACTTGCCAGCGGCAACATCATCAGCATGGGCGTCGAGCTGGACAGCGTCGGCCAGCCGGTCGCCTACCATTTGCTGACCCGCCACCCCGGCGACACCTTGCGCGGCGGTACTGCCGCATCCGTCAAACGGGAGCGAGTCCCGGCGGCGGACATTTTCCACCTGTTCCGCCCGGATCGTCCCGAGCAGACCCGAGGCGCGCCCTGGATGCACACCGCCATGACCCGCCTGAACATGCTCGGCGGCTACGAGGAAGCCGCGCTGGTCGCCGCCCGCACCGGCGCCGCCAAGATGGGCTTCTTCACCAGCCCGGACGGCGACCCGTTGCCGGTATCCGATGGTCAGGACGATACCGGCGAATTCGTCACCGACGCCGACCCCGGCACCTTCGGCGTGCTGCCCAAAGGCTACGAGTTCCAGGCATTCAACCCGGATTACCCGACGGCCAACTACGACGTCTTTGTCAAATCCTGCCTGCGCGGCATCGCGTCCGGCCTCGGCGTAGCCTACAACACCCTGGCCAACGACCTCGAAGGCGTCAATTTCAGCAGCATCCGCAGCGGCACGCTCGAAGAACGCGACAACTGGATGGTCATCCAGAAATGGTTTGTCGGCGCCTATCTGGTCCCAACCTTCAACGACTGGCTCGAATCGGCGCTGCTCAACGGCGCCATCGTCGCGCCCAACGGCTTCGCGCTGCCGGCCGGCAAACTCTACAAGTTCAAAGCGCACACCTGGCAGGGCCGCCGCTGGAGCTGGGTTGACCCGCTGAAAGACATCGAAGCCAGCCTCGCCGCGATCCGCGCCGGGCTCAACAGCCCCCAACAGGTCGCCGCCCAGATGGGCCTCGACCTCGACGACATCATGGAAGCGCTGGCCACCGCAAACGCCCGCGCCCGCGAAATGGGCCTGCCGGAGTACAGCAGTCCGACCCCGGTGCAGCCCATCGCCGCCGACGTCAATGAAGACCCTGCCGTCGTCGCCGCCAAGCACCACGCCGACGCGATGGTGCGCAGCGCCGAGCTGCAGCGCGATGCGGTGCGCGCCGCCCCGGCCCCGGTCAATAACTTCTACGCCGCGCCGGTCACCGTTACGCCGCCCGATGTGCGCGTCGACAACCACATCGCCGCGCCGGAAGCGCCGGTTATCAATATGGTCAATGAAATCCACGAACGCGAGCAACTGGCGCCGCAAATCACCTTTTCACCGACGACAAACGTCGCCGCCCCGGAAGTCACCGTCGAAGTCGACGCCATCATGCCGGCGCAGTCTGAAATAGCCATCACCAGCCTGCCGGATCGCCGCACCTCTACCGAAGTCACCCGCAACGCGGCCGGCGAGATCGTCGCCAGCGTACAGATCGAAACCGACGCCCAGGAGTAAGCCATGCCCAAGAGTACCGACACCTGCAACAAAGTCCTCAACCTGATGTACCGCGCCGCCGCCTGGGCCAACGTCGCCGACAACGCGGCCAGCGCGCCGCTAACCAATGTCTATGTAAGGCTTCATACGTCGACTCTGACGGCTGCAACGAATTCACAGGCAGAGAACGAGGTTGCTTATACAAACTACATCGGTCAGGCAGTTGCGCGTTCTACGGGGTGGGCAGCGGCTTCCGGTGGATCGACAAGCAATGCAGCTCTGTTGCAGTTTCCACAATCAGGCGCAACAGGCGCAACCCTTGCCGCTGTGTCTACAGGTATTGCGGCATCCGGCGCGACTGCGGTATGGCACTACGGCGCGCTCAACAGCCCGATCACCATCGGCGCCTCGGCCTCGATCACGCCGCAGTTCCTCGCCAACGCCTTAGTGATCACCGAAACCTGATGGGCTGGCTGGACAAATACCCGTATCTGTACAACTGTGCGGAGTGCGGGGCAAAGGTCAAGGTCAAAAGCGAAAGGGTAATCAGAACATGCAAGCACACGGGAACGATCAACGCGCCACGGAAAGTCATCCTGACGGGCGACGGGACACTCAATGGTATTCCTCGGTCGATGAAGCTCTTGTGGCAATTTCGCAAGCTCTTGACTTGGCTAACGGGAAGGTGCATCTAGCCGAACCGGGCAAGCCGTGCAATCTTTCTGCTACCGTATCCGGTAAAGGCGGGGCGGCCTGCTGATGTCCGGATTCGCCAACGTCGCCGAATACGCCCGCGCCGACGAACTCGGCCAGTGCTGGCTCACCGCCTTCCGCAAGACGGTGGCCTCGGCTGCGACCACGACCAAAGCCTGGATAGACTACTCGTACTTCGCCGGCTCGCCGCCCGCCAACTTCTACGCCTCGGCGCCCTCGGTCGCCGCCCTCGTCGAACGCGACAAGGGCTTCCGCTTTCCCGACGTCACGCCGAAAACGCAGCACCTAAAAACCGTCAACGTGATGACGGCCAACACCGCGACTGCGGTCAACGCCCGCCAGCGCCTGATTCTCTGCGATTACCTGCTCTACTACCCGTTCATCGATACCGACGCCATCGGCGAAACGCAGACGATGACCAACAATGCCGACGACCCGCTGGTGCCGGCCATTCCGCGTTATCCGGCGGGCAAGGTGATCGCCGTCGCGCAATCCGCCGCCTCGACCATCGGCACCTTCACCTTCACCTACACCAACCAGGACGGCGTCGGCGGCCGCGTCAGCCAGGCGCATTCCACATTCGCCGTCGCCGGTGGCGGGCAGGTCGTCTCCGCCGATGGTGGCGGCACCTCGTTCAATCCCTACCTCGCGCTGCAAAGCGGCGACACCGGCGTCAAATCCATCGAATCCGTCACCTTCACCGGCGCCGGTGGCGGCCTGATGGCCCTGGTCATCGTCAAGCCGCTGTTCAACGGCTACGTCACCCAGGAATGCCGCACTACCACCGGCGTGGCCTATGGCGCCGCCGACGAATTCATGTCGATCATCAACGCCGCCGGCGCCCCGCAGATCAAGGACGGCGCCGTACTCAACTTCTTCGCTGAAGGCACGCAAGGCTCGCTTGCCGGCTCTCAGCTCGTCGGTTTCGTCGAAACCGTCTGGAACTGAAAAGGACACATCATGGGCTGGACCTCACAAGACGACCTCATCACGCAACTGACGGTCAACGGCAAGGGCGACACGGTCACGATGACCAAGACGCTCAACTCGGCCGGCACTGCCGGCGCGTGGACGCTGCTCTCGCCGCACAACGGCTGGCCGATCGCCTCGACCTTCGCCGGCGCCGACCTAACCTACGTCCCCACCGACGACACCTGGGCTCAGGGAACCATCTACACCGGCGGCGATGTCTCGACCGCGACCAAGCACTTCCTGACCGCCGGCGGATGCGTCGTCGCGGCAGCCGGTGCGCCCTGGTACATCATGGCCATCGACCTGGTCGGCTACGTCCCGCTGACCACGACCAACGTCAGCACCACCGGTACCAAGACGGTGACGATGACGGCGCTCAGCAATACCGCCTCCAAGGGAGACCGCTACGCCAACGGCGTCGGCCTGCGCATGTTCGTCGCCTCCAGCGTCGTGGCGATGGGTGCCAACGCGCCGACCTGCATCATCAACTACCTCGACCAGGGCGGCGCTGCCGGCGCGACCACCACCTTCACCAGCACTGCCTCGATGGGCGTCGGCCAGTTGCTCAACACCGGCGCCGCCGCCAACAAGTACAACCCGTTCCTGCCGCTGGCGGCGGGCGACACCGGCGTGTCGGATATTGTCTCGCTGGTCTGGGCCGGCACCGCGCACGCTTCCGGATCGGTCATCATCGGCCTGTGCAAACCGCTTTGGTGCCTTCCGCTGCCAGCCACCGGCCTCTACTCGAAGATGGATTTGGTCAATGCCATGCCATCGATGCGCCAGATCAAGGACGGCGCGAATATCCAGTTCCTGCTCTTCCAGACCGGCGCCACCACCACCGGCGGCACGGTGAACATCGACTTCGACTACGGCTACGGCGGCTGATCATGGCCTTGCGCTCTAACGGCAACATGGCGCGCAGCGTCGGCGTGCAGCACTTCGGTGCCTCCGCCTACCTGAGCGCCATTCCGTCTGCGCTGCAGAGCAATTTCGCGCACACCAACAAGATTCGCAACCTGACGGCCGGCGAGGGGATCACCTCCGAACTGGTCGGCATTCCTTCCGGCTCGCTCCACCCATCCGCCTGGATGATGCCGCAGAAAGCCGGCGCCATCGCCGCCCGCAATACGGTGGTCGGCACCGGCACCAGCACCGCCACCGGCCAGTCCGGCTACAACATCGACGGCACCATCAGCGGCGCCGGCGACATCCCGAACACTGTCAGCATCGGCCTCATCGTCTCCATCGCTGCGGCGCTCACCGCCTCGGGCGGCATCAGCAGCGCCGCCACCCAGGCGCTGGCCTCGCTGGTCGCCGACATCACCGGCTCAAGCTCGGTCACGGCCACCGCCGCTGGCCTCGCCGAGCTGGGCGCGCTGCTCTCCGCAGCCGGCTTCGTCACCGCCAACAACACCGCGCTGATGGACATCGCCTCGACCATTCGCGGCTATGGCGACCTGACCCCGGAAGGCATCCGCGATGTGGTCTGGGCAAAGATCGTCGAAGCCGGATTCAGCGCCGAGGAAATCATGCGCCTGCTCGCCGCCCACGCCGCCGGCAGCGCCACCGGCCTCGAAAGCGGCAACCCGCAATTTACCGGGCTGGATGGCAGCACGCTGCGCATCGACGGCACCTACGCCGCCGGCACGCGCACCATCGACGCCCTGAACGGCACCTGACATGCCCGGCCCGTGGCTCGGCCAGTGGCCCGGCGAATGGCTGGGCGATTGGGAAGGCGCCCGCCAGCCCGCAGCGCCAGGCAGCATGTCGGCGACCATCGGCGGCGGCGGAAGCATTTCGGCAGATCTGACGCTGGCCAGCGCCGAGGTCATCGCCATCGGCGCCGGCCCGCGCAAGAAACCGTACAAATTCCCGCAATGGGAACCCGCGCCTGGGCGCCTGCCGGCAACTGCCGCGCGGCGGCGCGATGACGAGGTCGCGCTGCTGCTGATCGGCGGCCTGTGAGCCGGACATTTTCCCCCTGAAAATGTCCGCCATGCCTCGCCACACTGCGAGTCATGGAAAAGCAAATCACCCTGCCGGCCCGCCTTGACCGCTCGTTCAGCATAGAGCGCCGCGAGGCGATCAACGCCGAGACGCGCACCGCCGTCCTCGCCTTTTCGTCCGAAGCGCCCTACGAGCGCTTCTGGGGCGTCGAAATCCTCGACCACTCAGACGGCGCCATCGACCTCACCCGCCTGCTGGCGACCCGCCCGCTACTGCGCGACCACAACCCGGCCAAGCTGATCGGCACCATCGAGGATGTGACCATCGGCGCCGACCGCATCGGCCGCGCCACCGTGCGCTTCGCCAAGTCCGGCGAAGGCGACGAGGCATGGCAGCTCGTCACCGACGGCATCCTGCGCTGCGTCTCGGTCGGCTACCAGATCGACGCGCTCAAGCTGGAAAACCGCGCGTCAGACGGCACCGAAACCTACCGCGTGACGCGCTGGACCCCGCACGAAATTTCGATGGTCAGCATTCCGGCCGACCTGAATACGGCCATCGGCCGCGCCGACGAAGCGCGCGGCGCGACGATCAACATCACGGTCAACGTCGGGGACGACGGCGATCCTGAAGAAGTAGTACCCGAAACCGAAAGCGAGCCTGGCGGCGAGCCGATGGTGGAAGTCCTTGCCTGCAACCCTCCCCAGGAGAAATCCAAAATGTCAGAAAACAACACCGCCGCCGCCATCCTGGCCGTGGCCGAGCAGTACAAGTCCCACGGCGCGATGGACATGGCGCACGCCGCCGTCCGCGATGGCCTGTCGGTCGAGCAGTTCCAGTCCAAGATTCTGGACAAGATTTCCACCGCCCCGTCCGCCCCGGCCTCCGAAATCGGCCTGTCGCAGAAGGAAGAAAAGACCTACTCCGTGCTGCGCCTGATGCGCGCCCTGGCCGACCCGACCGACAAGCAGGCCCAGAGTCTGGCCGGCTTCGAGCTGGAATGCCACCGTGCCGTCGCCGACAAGATCGGCGAATCGAAGCGCGGCGGCGTCTACCTGCCGTATGAAATCCAGAAACGCGACGTATCCGTCGGCGCTTCGGGCGGCAACTACCTGGTCGGCACGACCAACGCGGCCGGCTCGTTCATCGAGATGCTGCGCAACCGCGCCCGCGTCGTCCAGCTCGGCGCCCGCATGCTGTCCGGCCTGCAAGGCAACGTGACGATCCCGCGTCAGACCGCTGCTGCCACCGCCTACTGGCTGGCCAACGAGACGACCGCA